GTTTTTTGATGAGAATAGAGTATTGCGTATACTGGAAGATCCTGCAGGTTATGATAATGTCATAAGTATGCAGAAGAAAAATTATAATTTTTAAATTTTTAAAGTATATAATTGTAAATAACAATGGAGTTCACCATTTAAATAAAACCTTGTTGATCAGGATGGCAACCTACAGCTAATGTGTTTATTATACGGTTATAAAACGTTCTTATAGTGATACAGAACGGCCGTGATGATACATTGATAAATTATCACTTATTTCCCGTTGTTGACAATATGCGGGATGAAACTATTTATTGTTACTCAATTAATTAATGTAGATGATAAATTTAAACAGGTATCTAATACCGATTTTGATATAAACTCACAGAATATGACTACTACAGTAGCTTCTGTGACTACCAGAGAAATACAGGAAATCGATTCACCATTTAATGATAAATTTATGAAAGTAGATATACCCGATGCATATAGAGTAGATGCCAAGTCTTTTATAGAAAGACCCTTTTATGTGGACGAAGTAATCTATCCTAGTACTGCCGCTCGTTACACTTTATTAACTAGTACTGTTAAGTTTTTACCGGGAGATATAGCGCGTAGTAACGCATCCGTCTTGAATATGTTTAAAATGGCCGCCTATGGTAGACCAGATTTAATAATTAATGTCTCAATGGCAGGCACTATAACGCACGCTGGATGTGTATTGGTTGGTGTGTTACCACCCTTTCCTGATTATCCAACTCTAGTTGGCACTAATAATAAAAGATTGATTAATACCATACTATCTGGTCCTCATGCATTTTTACACGCTAACGAGGCTACTTCAGTAGCGATACCAGTCCCATGGTATTGCAATACTGACTTAGCCACAACAGATATGGAACAAACAGTTGGATACGATACAACTCTAGACATAACAGTTACTAATGGTATTTATGCCACTCTTGTTTATATGGTTTTGAATCCACTTCAACCGTCAACTGGATCCACTACTTCATTGCGAATTATAGTGGAAGCTTGTTTTAAGAATTTTGATTTGGCCGTACCAACTCCACGTTATGTTTCTTGGACTGCCCAGAGTGGTAAGCAACCTATGTCTTGTTTTAACCCTAATTATGAAGATTTTGATAGAGTGGCTAGAGAAAACAACCTAAGTCACTGGCATGAGTATACACCGGAACGAAAGAAACAAATTCACCGACGATTTTTAAAGTATGCACCATACGTAGGAGGAACTATAACAATAGCTAGCATCCTTGCGCGTATTGGTTTTGCATGCTTAACAGGAGAAGATTTACCAATCGACATAGAACTGTATGCCCAACAATTTCAGCCACAGTCAGGTTTAATAAGTGGAGTAAAGTCATTTGCTACAGGCTTGTTAGATTCAGCCACTACTGGAGTAAAGAGTGCGATGAATGATGCTATAGATTCAGGACGTGAAATAATTAGAGAGTATACTG